TTGAAGGAAAGATAAGTTTGTTGCGCTCCGCTACAGGAGCGTAGAAATAATTGGTCCCGGGGTGGAATCTGTTTCCGGCCACAAGCGTGCCCCAATGCTTGTATGCGTAATGCTTCTTGCCATCCGCATCCACGGTATAAACTTTCGTCGAGGCGTATCTGTGGTTGCCTATCGTGTGAACAATAACCTTGTTCCGAGTGTCTCTGTTTACCGGTCTTCCGAGTGCCATGTCATAATCGTATTAACGGGTATAAATATACCTATAAATATTGACATATGCAACACTTTTGAAGTTTATTTTCAAATATTTAGGAATTTTGGGTACAAGGAATTGAAAAACTCAGATTATTACCCTAATAATCGTGCCTAAATTCCGCTCAAATGGCGTTCAATTAGTGTTTTAACGGTGAAAGAGGCTTGGAAAAGTGTGCGAGATCCATTATCTTGCCTGAAAATTAGTCAGATGTATAAGCCTCATAAACGCTATCTAACGTATTGCATTGTGTTTGGGTTATATCAGATACTTATATTGCCATTCAGGTTGCTGCGATGGATATTCAACTTTCTTCACGATAATGTGACTGATACTATTAATTGCTGTTTTTGTAATTGGGTAAGGAATGGACGGGACGGTAAATAGTCGCAGCTGATCAAGGCCGCATTCCATTATACTGCCATAGTTTCACTTTTCGGAGTTCTTATCATTCAATATTATTCCATAGTGTGGAAAGTGATGGAGGCCTTGACGATAGCGAGAGCTTGAATACTGGAGAGCGGGATGTCTTTGGGCTGGAATCGGTCGTTGTGGCTTACGAGGCGGATGCAGTCTGGGATGTCCGACTTCTGGACATACTTGACCACGGTGAAGAAATCACCGCCGGCTATGAACGAGAGCAGATAGATCTGCCCCCAGAGGAGACTGTCGAGAGACAGTGCCAACCTCTTGAATATTATGATATCGCCTGACTTGAGGAGAGGTGTCATTGACTCCCCTCTCACATAGATTGCACCGTCCACTGGTGGAAGGTTAGGGATCCGAAGATAGTCATCAGGGCTAATATGGTTGTCATTGAAAATCGCCATAAGGCCAGCCGTTGCGCTCAGATCATACAGGGGTATGTCCTGAGACTCCAACTTGCGATCGGATTGGAGAGTGAAAGTATGCAACGGAGTAACCCCGGTAGATGCTTTTTTAAGCATTTCGCCACGACCAGAAATCAACCATTCCGTCGAATATTGGGGAAAATTTTCAACTATTTTGCATATCCACTTTGCCTGAATATCAGTATTCTCGCGCACAGCTCTGGAAATAACACCTTTACTAGCACCTATAAGTTTTTCCAGTGCGCCTACGGTGATATGCTCATTAGTCGCAAGTTGCGAAATTCGCTCTAATAAAGTTTCCATTTTAATAAATTTGAATTGAAAATTTTCAACTAACTTATTGCTTGGTTGAAAATTTTCCCTATATTTGCATCGTGCTTTACGCTAAAGCATCACAAATGTACGGAAAAAACGGTACGCAACAAAACTGTAAAAGATATGAGATACATTGAATTACCAAAAAATCGCAAGTCCGAGCTCCGCCGTAAGTTCGGAGTTAGCGGAATGACGGTCTGGAGCGCACTGGCGTTCAAGTGGAACAGCGACCTCGCGAAGGCGATCCGCAAGGAGGCCCTCAGCCTCGGAGGCGTGGAGACCAACCTTATCAGGACGCGTGGCTTCGTGCCGAACTGCGAGATAGCGTACGAACGCAACGCCGCCGGCACCGTCATCAGGATCGTGCAGACGTGGAAGAACGGTGTGAGGCTGGCCATCGACACCACCAGCAACTCGGGAGCGATCACCGTCAACGGAGAGAGATTCTGTGACGGGTTCAATAATATGACGATCTCCGACTGGGGAGATGCGACCTTTGTGGCACAAAGCCTCTCGGAGACATTAAACCAGTAGTTATGTGCGTACGTTACATCATACACGTGGCCATCGAGGTCGTGATGCTGCTGGTCGTGGCCGGACTGTTCTGGTGGTCCTACAAGGAAGACAAAGAGGATGACGGAGGCCGATGAGCCTTTCGTTTTTTAGTATCAAAGTTTTACTCACACACCTCCTTATCCCCGGCAGCGATGTCCGGGTGCGGTGTGTCCCCGAAGGTCGGAATTATGGAGCTTCCGGAAGTGAAGATGAGGACGCATAAAACACACCTCATTCAAAGCCCAGGACGGCAGTGTGGTTCGACTCCACACCGGGGAGCAAGGAAATAGATAATGACAACAGGCGTAATGGAGTATTACGGTGACATAATGGCGGTAACGGTGAATGATCTCACGCGGTCTGATGACGGTGAGGCTGTTCTGACATATGAGAATTACCACAAATTACAGGTGCGTGGCCGCATCGAAGTTCTGAGGCCCGGTAAAGGCCTGGGTTCATACGCCCTGATTTCCTACGCCAGTCTTCCCAAGCGTTTCCGTGACCGTTTCGAGATGAAGTACGGTGACCCGGCACTGCTGGTCAAGCGCACCGACGTTCGCACCGACATCACGTGGGACGTGAAGGCGCAGGCCTACTTCTCCGGCTACCGTCTGCCGTCCGGCAAGGGCATACCCGAGGAGAAGCAGAGGGAATGCACCTTGAACGCGAGCGTCCTGAACACGCTTGTCGCTATGGCGGAGACGCAGAAGGCGAAGCGCAACTCACTGAACAGCCGCACCCCGGTCTCCTGGGACGGCATCATCGCCGCATCTGACGCCCTACGTGACCGTTACTCCCATACCCTTCCGCGCGGAGAGGCGCGGCTGAAGGACAAGATGAGGCAATTCGCCAAGGAGGGGTATTCCTGCCTGGTGAGCGGTAAGCTCGGCAACACTAACGTCACCAAGATCACAGCGGCCGCCGGCCGCCAGATCGTGGCCCTCGCACGCAGCAGATGCCCAAGATACACGACCAGACAAATCTTCGAGGAGTATAACAGGATCGCGGGGCGCAAGGGCTGGAAGCCTCTTGAGTCGCAGAGTTCCGTGCTCCAGTACCTGAACCGTCCGGACATCAGGCCGAAATGGATTGACGCGGAGATCGGTGAGCTCAACGCCAAGCAGAGATACACGAGGATGAACAAGACGGAGCGTCCGTCTATGAGGGACAGCCTGTGGTACGGAGACGGTACGAAACTCAACCTCTACTACCGTGACACGCAGGGAGGCAAGACAGTGATGAGGACCTGTATGGTCTACGAGGTGTCAGATGCGTTCAATGACACCCTTCTCGGCTACAGCATCTGCCGCACGGAGAACTTCGCCGCCCAGAGGGCCGCCTTCAGGATGGCGCTCAGGGAGTCAGGGCACAAGCCATATGAGATCGTGACCGACAACCAGGGCGGCCAGACGAGCGACGCCGCCAAGTCCCTCTTCGGGAAAATATGCCGCGTAGCACGCACCACGCAGCCGTACAACCCACAGTCCAAGACAATCGAGAGGCTCTTCGGCCAGTTCCAGGCGCAGGTGCTTCACGGACTCTATAACTACACAGGCGGCAACATCTCGTCAAAGAAGGCCTGGCAGGTGGACAGGGAATTCCTCGCCGCCAACGTGGACAGGCTTCCCACCTATGAGGAGCTCTGCGGGATCTATGCGGAGGCCCGCCGCAAGTGGAACTCTATGCCGAACCCCGTCCGCAAGGGACAGGATCTTCCCGCCGGGGGCACGGAGGGGATGAGCAGGATGGAGGCCTACAGGGCCTCGGTTAATACGGCCGTGGAGCCTTTCACGGACGTTGATGATGTCAGTATCTTCTGGGAGCAGGGTGACAAGCCTGTGAAATTCACCACCGGCGGGCTCACGATAAGCCGGAACGGCCGGAGGTACACCTATGAGGTGATGGGGCCTGACGGTCTTCCTGATATGGACTGGTTCTCATCCAATGTCGGCAGGGAGTTCATTGTCAGGAACGATCCGGACGATATGGGGCTCGTGAAGCTGTACGTCCCGTCATCCAACGGTTTGTGCTTCATCGCTGACGCCAGGCCATATATCACCGTGCACCGCAACATCCAGGAGCAGACAGAGGGCGACGCCGCCCTGATCAGGCACTTCGAGGCCGAGAACAAGCGACTGCGGGTAAGGCGCTCCATTGAGGGCAAGGAGCTGGAACTGGAGCACGGCGTGGCCCCGGAGCAGCACGGTCTGGTGTCCCCTCCGGTCAGGATCTCCGAGAGGGACTATGAGGACATCGCCGACAGCCTGCCGTCTCCGGACGTTACGGACATCGACCCTGTTGAATACGGCCGGTATACCAAGGACTTGAGCAACGCGGACTACAATCCGCTTGACATATACAACAGAATGTAATAACCCTAAAATGCTGATTATGACAAAAAGCGCACTCACATCGGACGAGAAGCGGCGGATCCAATCGGACCTGAAGGCCTACGTGGCCACCTATCCGTCCCAGGCCAAGGCCGCCAACTCCCTCAAGGGGACATCGGCCGGCACGGTGAACTTCATCGTGAACGGAAAGTTTGACAACATCTCGGATGAGATGTTCCTGAAGATAGCCGCCCAGGTCAGGCGGTGCGGCGACGGCTGGCAGGTCTGCCAGACGTCCGCCTACAAGGATGTCGAGACCATCCTGTCAGACTCCCAGACATATCACAATGTCGCCTGGGTGGTGGCGCCGGCGGGGATCGGGAAGACAACCGCCGCCCTGCGCTACGCCTCAGAGCGCAGGCACGTGTTCGTACTCGGATGCTCGGAGGATATGCACAAGTCCGACTTTGTCGAGGAGCTTGCAAGGAAGATAGGGATAAGATCTGAGGGCCTGACCGTGAGGGGGACACTTGTCAGGGTCACCGAGGCTCTGGTGAAGCGCCAGAACCCCCTGCTGGTGTTCGACGAGGCGGACAAACTGACAGATTCCGTGCTCTATTATTTCATCAGCCTGTACAACGCCCTTGAGGGTAAGTGCGGCATCGTGTTCCTTTCGACGCAGTACATAGAGCGGAGGATGTCGAGAGGCCTGAGGCTTGACAAGAAGGGATATGAGGAACTTTACTCCAGGATCGGGCGCAGGTTCATCCCGCTGAGCCCGGTGAGCGCCTACGAGGTGAACGCCATCTGCAGAAGCAACGGACTGACGGACGAGGCATCCATCCGCAGGGTGATCGCCGAGTCAAGGGAGATCCGCAACGGATCCGATGAGTTCGACCTTAGGCGTGTGCGTAAAAGCATCCACAAGCAGATGCGGCTTGCGTCCGCAAATGTTCAGGCATAGTTCAAACACCTTTCAAACGGCATTCTATGGCACGTGTCCTATCAGGAAGACAGATGATGACGATGAGGTTCGAGACCATCCGCCTCGGGGGCGGTTGGGACGAGTGTGTAGGTGATGTTGAGCCGCGCGGGGTCTGGTTCGTCTGGGGTAACTCAGGTAACGGCAAGACCACGGCGGTTGTGTCCCTCTGCCGGCAGCTGGTACCGCACGGCAGGATCCTGTACAACTCCAAGGAGGAGGGGACAAGCCTCTCGATGCAGAACACCGTCAGGCGTTTCGGTATGGCTGACTTCGGATCGGCGTTCAAGGTTGCGGATATGACAATCGACGAACTGGATGAGGTCCTTTCCAAACCGAGGTCGCAGAAGATCGTTGTGCTCGACTCGATCCAGTTTATGGGGTTCTCATACAAGAGATTCAGGGAGTTTTGTGACAAGTACGCAGGCCGGAAGCTGCTGATCTTTGTCAGCAGGGCCAGCGGCACACGTCCGGAGGGCCGTCCCGCCAACTCGGCGATGTATGACGCGTCTCTGAAGATCTGGGTGGAGGGCTACAAGGCGTTCAGCAAGGGGCGCTTCTTCGGCTCCACCGGAGAGATCACGCTGTGGAGGCAGGGAGCCGAGGAATACTGGGAAGGACGAAAGAACAGGGAGGTATAGTTATGAGAAAGAAGAGAAACTACGCTAGGTTCTACGCCATAGCGAGGGCCGCGGGGATAGACCTTGAGGCGTCGAAGGACGATCTGGTGCTCCAGTTCACGGACGGGCGCACGGCGCACCTTAGTGAGATGACGGAGGCGGAATATCAGGGAATGTGCGACAGGCTGCAGGGCGGTGACGGCGGCGGGAGACGCGACGGCCGGGACGAGGTCAGGAGGAGACGGTCGGCTGTGCTGAGGCGGCTCCAGCGGCTCGGGGTGGACACCACCGACTGGGAGGCGGTGAACGCCTTCTGCTCCTCCACGAGGATAGCGGGGAAGCCGTTCGGACGGCTGTCGGCTGACGAGCTCAAGGGGCTCGTGCCGAAGCTGGAGTCGATGCTGCGGAAGAAGGCGGCTCGCGGCACCGGTGAGAGGCCGTCCGGAAGGGTGTTCCTGATGCCGGTGGCGATCCGCAGGGGGCAGCTGTTGAGTTAGGTAACCATCAAACCAACCGGATATGCAGGTCACTGTAGGAATAGGGACACAAATAAGGGCAGAATACCTGCTGCCAGGGCAAAGACACACGTTTCTGCGGCGGGTGCGAGGATTCTTGACGCGGACTCACTGCCTCTTGCCGGACCAGGGGCTCCTGCTATTGATCTTGTCACGGCGCGGATCCTTTTTTCTCCGGCGCGATATAACGCTCCTATGGCGAGTATTCCTGAGAGAAGCGAGAGGAGGAGAAGTGTCGCTCCTGCGAGTGTCAGGAGACGAGCTGCGCCTGTGCTGGACTGACCCTGAAACACTGACAGAATGCCGAGCAGTGTTGCGGACGCGCCTGAGCAATGGCAGAGTATTGATTGAACTAACCTGTCCTGACCGTCTCGCAGATCTCCTATGTAGCGAAATTCTTGTGAGGTCAGCGGAAGTTCCCGGCGCGGGGCTGTGGGGTCTTCCTTCTCCCGGGGAATGTTGAAAAATGACAGCATAGCTTTTTGAGTTTTAACTGATAGTACACAAAAATATTCACAACAATTTAATATTCAAACATTATGAGCGAAAACGAAAACACGCGGCAGGTCAGCATGACCGACGCGGAGATGGCCGAGTTCAGGGCCTTCAGGGAGGCCAAGGCCAAAGCGGAGCGCGATGAGGCGGCCCGCAGGATGCGAAAAGAGTACACGGAGCTGGTGGACGGCGAGATCGCCGCCGCGGTGCCGGAGCTGCTCGCGGTCTCCGAGAACATCGCCACGGTCAAGAGGGCGGTGCTGGAGAACTTCAAGGCGATCATCGATATGAAGTCGGAGATCTACAGGGAGAAGGGCAAGGCGATGGCCAACTTCTCGCACACGTTCACGAGCAGCGACGGCAGGATGAGGATCACCCTCGGCCAGTACCTGAACGACGACTATCTTGACACGGCGGAGGCCGGCATAGCGATGATCCGCGACTACATCTCGTCGCTCGCCACGGACGAGAAGTCGCAGGCTCTCGTGTCGATGGTGATGCGTCTCCTGGCGAAGGACGGCAAGGGCACGCTGAAGGCGCAGCGGATAGTGCAGCTGCGCAAGATAGCGGACGAGACCGGGGCGGAGGCGTTCATCGAGGGCGTGCGCATCATCGAGGAGGCCTACAAGCCGACCGCGTCAAAGACCTACCTGCGGGCCTGGGTCAGGAACGAGGCCACGAACGCGTGGGATCCGATCCCGCTTGGTATGACCGAATCATAGGAGGGAGAGCTATGGCGAACTATGACCAGGACGAGCTTGTGAGGGCCTCCTGCAGGAGGCAGGTGGCGGAGGCCGCCAAGGCTCTGGACCTCGCGCTGAGGATGAACGAGGCGAGGCCGCAGAGGCAGAGGGTGGCCTGCCTGACGGAGGTCGCGGCCAAGGAGGACGGCGGGGTGTTCGTCGCCGTTGGCGGCTCGGCGCACCGTATGGGAGACCTATTCAGGGAACTGTTCAGGCGCAGGCCCGAGCTTCGGAGTGTGGCGCAGGACGCGCTGGACGGGATGTATAAGGTCGATATGGGTTTTTGACATAATCTGAATCAGTCTATGGGACGGGGAGAATCAAGGAAGAGGCGCGGCCTGAGCTACCTCAAGCGGGCGGCCGACATCAACAGGATCTACGAGGCGCACGCCAACGACGGACTCTCGAACAGGGAGATCTGGCTGCGCTTCGTCTATCCCAGGTACGCCGTCAGCGAGAGGACGTTCTACAACCTCCTCTCCGCGTCGGCGGACGCCGGCAAGGCCCTCCCAGACGACACCCCGTCCCTTTTCAGTTTTGATGACGAGTGATGGACACCAAGGAGATCAGACGCAGGATCCTCCGGGACATCCGGGTGGACGCGGCCCAGGAGTTCGACCGGAACTTCGAGAGGCAGTCATTCTTCGGCGAGGCGTGGAGGCGCAGGAGGAGCCCGCTCAGGGGCGACGGCCACCTGCTGGTGGACTCGGGGGCGCTGAGGCGGAGCGT